CATTGATGAAGACATCTTTTTTACAAATTACTTTTTCTTATCTTTATTTATGTCTTCGAGGTATTCTCTTTCGTTTTGATAGATCGAAGAAGGGTTTATATACAAATGAATCCCCTCTTGAATACCTGGTATCAACCATTGGTCAACACGATAACAATACTTCCAGTTGACGGGTTGAATGCAATTCATAACAACCACTGACCAAAATGCGGTAACATAATTCAAAAAGGTTGTCATAATTCTTGTTTCCAAACCAATTGATAAGCCATCTTATCTCTAAGATTATTAATACGACTTTCATCAAAGTGTGCAAAGTTTGGATATTTTTCTACCTTTTTGTAGTAATGTAACGCATTAAGGATAATTGTATAATCCTCCATGGTCAAATCAAACTTCACAATTTACCACCAACAAATCCACTATTTACAACTCTAGTGTATAGATGAAGTGTTCCTTCTTGTTCACATTTAAGATACCATCGAGTCATTTCTGTCACCTTTTCTTTGGTAAGTGCAAACAAAAAATCCTTTCCAGTATCTTTACGGACACTCTTCCACAAGGAAAAACCCTTCTCAACATAGAATGCATCATCAATCCATTCTACTTCTGCAATTTCTGGGTGTTCATTGGCAGATTCCCTTACCTGTGCCTCATCGAGCATTTCCTCATGCGTCACTTAAACATTCCTCTCTCTTTCATAAACTGTAATGACTCTTTCATGTTTCCAATATGAGAATATCCTAATGCAACTTGTGGATATGTTGCATCTTTTCCGAATTCAGATTCAAACGCTCTTTGTGTAAAATGATTGTTGAGTTGATACTCCAATATATCAAGTTGTAATGTTTTAAGGAGAGCTGTCATTCTCTCACACTCTTGACTACCGTTGGTGTAAATAACTGCTTTAGTCATTGTTCTCCTCGTATTCGATGACTATCCTTTTAATTAATTTTCCACGACTATCTTGGACAATGAATTGTTTTAATTCCCCATCAAGTTCTTGTCTTATTTGATGAAGTCTCCACCAGGCAACATGTTTATCAGTCATGTTGCCTCCAGTCATCAGGTTTTTCTCTTTGAAACCAATCTACAATTTCATCTGCCCCATTAAACCCCTTTTTGTAATTAGATGGGTCGGGGTCACCTAATCCCATCTTATTCATAAAATCATCCATAGTGCCCTCCTGAATATCCTGAGTGGCTTGACGACGTGCTTTATTCAACCAATCTCTTGCAGTAGTATATGACTTGGCAATCTTCTCTGCCCAAATCATATCCTCTAATTTGACTTCTTCTTTATTTGCAATTTTCTTACAAATAAACTCCAACCGAAGTCTGTATTGGGTAGATAGCATATCTATTTTTATTCTTTAGAGTATTTATTCTTCAGGGTTGTCTTTTTTATTAAACCCAAATGATGCTTCTTTCTCTTCTAATGCTAATTTAAGAGCAACACCACCAACTGCTTCCATGACTTTCAAAACGTCTTCAGCCTTAGCGTCTTCACCAAGTTCTTTGGCAATATACCAATACTTTGGCCAGAATGTTTCACCAGCCTTTTCATAGTCTTCGAGTGTAAGAATTTTCATAATTTAGATAATACTTCTTTGTAAATGTTTTCTGCGATTGCTTTCATCATGAGTGGAGGGACCATCCTACCAACACGTTCAGTTTGTTGTGACTGAGAACCTGTAAGGATGAAGTCATCAGGTAGAGATTGAATACGTTTAAGTTCCTGAACTGTCAGAACACGATCCTCACCCCAATGGATAAGTCCACCACTTGCAGTAAGTGTAGGAGAAGGTTTGTGAATAGATGCTCTCTTGGTATTGAAACAATGTCCTTTCTCATGATAGTCCATACCAGTTAGAACTTTCTTAGGGTTCTTTGGCATCTTGTGGACTACACGTTGGTAGATACCACTGTTCAACATATGTTCAGTGAGTTTCTTGACATTCTCTGGATCATTCTGCACACCACCAATAATATCACCAATGGTTGTTTCTTTAGAAGATGTGGGTGGAAACAATGAAGATACTGTCAATACGTTTAGACCAACCTTCTCTGCGATGTCCTGACGAACAGCAATGAAGATAAGTCTTTCTCTACCCTGACCGACACCATGATAAGATGCCTTCATAACTTTAGATGTGACAAGATAACCAATGTCCTCAAAGGCATTAGTAATCTTCGCATAATAAGTCTTAGCCTCTCCAACTGTCAAACCTTTGACATTCTCACCAACAATCACCTTGGGTTGGATACCTTTGGCAACACGGATGAACTCGAAGAACAAGTCTTCAATATTTTCAACCTTCTTACCATCGGAGTAATTCTTAGTTTTACCCCAACCGTCAGAGTGTTTAGATCCTTCTCCACGACACATAGACCCTGCTACAGAGAATGCTGAACAAGGTGGTGACCCATCAAGAATATCAAGTTCTCCAGGTTTGATACCTGTCCTCTTTAAGAAGTCACCACCAGTCAATTGTTTGATGTCATCAGGAACAATGTGAGTAGATGGATAGTTTGCGGCGTAAGTTTTTCTTGCTTCTTCTACAAACTCATTGATACACAGAATCTTACCACCCGCAAGACGGTAACCAGTAGAGGAACCACCTCCACCAGCGAACGTAGAAATGACGGTGAACTTCTCTTGAGCCTCACCGTCATAAACATCTTGTAGATTATATGGAAATGTCATATCGTTTTTTCTTTTATTTAGCCCGTCACTTAATAGCAATAACTCCAACAAACTGATGGTTTCTCCAGAAGATTTGACAGTCCTTGAAACCAGCACACCATATCATAGACTTGAGTTCTTCCCAAGTATTTGGTTTCAACATATCACGAAGTTCTTTCTCCTTGTCCATGATCTCGTCAGCTGTGAATGACTTCTTCTTGTAGTCATAGTGATTGAAGGTCAACAGTTCTTGGAAGAACGCATTCTCACACATCAACTTCTCTGCGAAGATGAATGCACCACCTTCATTCAAACCATTATAGATCTTATTGACCGTATCTTGACGAGTTGTCTTGGGCATGAACTGAAGAGTAAAAAGTGAAGTCACCAAAGAACAGTTCTTGAACTCATAGTTGGTGACATTACCACGGACAAACTCAAGAATAGCCCAAGGGAAGTCTTTACGGACTTCCTTATACCTATCATCAAGATCATCATAGAACCCACCAGCAAGTTCGACACCTACGTATTGAGCCTGTTTACGTGACTGGTTATTGGCAAGGATCATCTTGGTAAGTTTACCAGTAGAACAACCCACATCAACGACTTTAGTATGATCTTCCACAAAGTATCGCGAGAACGATACAGTATCCTCCAGGAGGTTTGAGTAACCCCGAATAGATTTGTCAATATGATTATCGAAACCTTCTGGTGAATGTGCGAAAGAAAAGTCGTATGTCATTTTCCAACTCCGTAGTCTGGTGCAGCTTCTGTTTCAAGTTCACTAATCTCCTTTGCAGCTTCTTCAAGAGCAGATTCGATTTGTGTATCCAGTGTACTAATAGTTTCACGAATGTCAACAATACGTTGAGGGATACACGTCGGATCGTAAGTATATCCTTCCTGTTCTTTATATAGCACCTGGCGAATTGCAGCTGCTGTTCTTACATCAAGTTCAAGTTTAATCACAGGTCTCCCTCCTTACGGTTTTCAGAATAATGAACGTCAAATGTTCCTGCAGGATATCGTGCAGACAACTTCTCAACATTCATCTCAAGAATTTCGTCGAATGAAATGTCAAGAGCCATACACGCCTGAGCAACATACCACATAATGTCACCCAGTTCACGTTTCATGTGAAACGCATTATCTTCGTTGTAAGGTTTACCTTGAAGGAAGATCTTCTTTACAACTTCAGTAAACTCACCAGCCTCTGCACTGATACCAAGAGCAGCAGTCAACAGTTGAGTCACATTTGCGTCATCCTTAACCTCAAGTTCACTCAGTCGAGCAGACAAAGTGGGCCAGTCTAGACTTGGTTGACTTGTGGTCTGGCGGACAAATTCAATATATTTTTGAGGATCAATTTTATTTTGAGACATAGTAAAAGTCATGGGTTAAATGGTTCTTGTTCGGACTGGGGTAGTTTTTGTTGAGTAGGAATTTTTTGACCACCAACTTTAACAAACTCAATGTTAAAGTCTTTTTCATTCATATTTTGCCATCCAATATATTTTTGATTTGGAGGAAGTTGATTTTGTGGAAATGGTTCCAAATCAATTGTTTGATAGTCTGGTTTGAACTGATAGTAATGTCCATCGCATCTAGCATTTCTCATGCAGACAAGATTAGTAGCATCTCTGAGAGAACCACAGTCAGCAATTTTTTCACCACGTGGGTTAAATACAGAATACATTAGAACTTAAATCCTTCAAAGGATTTCTTTGGTTTATCATCGTAAGTATACTCCTCTTCTTGTTTATTGTCAAGAAGATCATTCTGTGCGACTTGTTCACAA